CCGTCTGGCAATGGAGTAGGAATTTCAGTTGGTGCGGCTACGTCACAAAGCATCAAAGTAGTTGCAGTTTGATTTGGCGTCAAAGTAGCAAATACGTTGGTGTTGATTTGTGCATTAGCGCGTGGGATTTTCAGTTCTGGAGCAACCAAGATGATTGCATCAGTACCGCCGTAGCCTTGACCAACGAGAGTATCGTCAGCCGCGAAGGAAACATCATCGCCGCCAGCCCAAGAAGCTACAGTTTCAACTAATCCAGCGGTGGTTTCTACACCAGCGCCGATACGTTGGAATTGTGTCAATGACACGATGCCGCCGTAAGAGATTTGTTGAATGAAGCGTTGTGGAGCTAGAAAAACTAAACGCAATGGTTGACCAATTTGCAGAGTGGTAGTTTTTAAATTACCAATCATGTTCAACAAGAACTGAGCCAATTGACCTGAATCCCATGTGCTATAGCCAACATTACCATTGCTATCTGCGCCTAAGTTCACGCGTGTAGCGCCAGCAGTATTGAGCAAGCCTTCGCCATTGGCTGGGTTATAGCCATAGAGAAGTGCATTACGCAACTGTTGAGCGATACCTTGACGAGCCGCTAAACGGAGAGCTTCTGGTAGGGCATAACCCCAAGCACCAGTAGCCGCTTCATCGAAGTTGTCATATTGAGCGCGGGTTTGTAGACGATAAGTAGCAGTACTAATCATAGAAGGAATAACAGATGCACTAGGCAACTGATTAGCCGTTGATTGGTTAGCTGATACTTGGGTTGTCAACTGAACTTTTTTAGCATAAACATAAAGGTCAGCTTCACCGAGGCGAGGCATAGGATTCTCTGTTGCCAGAGTTGTAAACGCACCAGAAGCCAAGCTATATTGCATAATTAGCTCAGGCATCATGTGATGCGGATTTACTGTTACATACGAAGGTGCAAAACCTGACATGATCTAGTTCCTTTCTTAGATTTGAACTACTGCTACAGGAGCAGAAGTAGAACCACCAACAATGGTATTAGACCAGTTAGCGTTACCAGTAACAGAACTATAGCTTACGATCTTGTTACCAGAAGTACTGATACGCAAGATTTTGCAAGGAACAGCAAAGTTGCTTGTAGAGGTTGTTGTTAAACGGAAATTTACTGTATCCCAATAAACAGTTTCAACGATAGAAGAACCTGCTAAAGCGACTACTGAAGCATCACAAGGCAATGGAATACGCGCGCCGCTACCAAAACGATAGAAGTTTACGGACATACCGGGTGAATACAAAGGAGCAGTACTTTGTGGGGTTGTAATACCTTGGAAAGCTTGGTTGAATACAGCGATACCTGTAGGAGCAGTAGCTTCATCTGATTGGATGATTGTTCCGCCTAATGTATCAGTACCGGGCTGATAGTCACCAGAGTAAACGCCTTGTTGAGCAACAGGGATGATCTCTGAAATTGGAACACCGCCCCATAAAGGCAAAGTAGCCAAAGTTGAGAGAACACCACCAGCAAGAGCAAACTTAACTGCTGGATCATCTTGTGCATCGCCTTGGGTAAAACCTGCGCTGTTTACGTTAAATAAGCCAGCGGCATTGGTTGTCACCATTGGTTGGAGAGAAATTTGTGCGGTCATGGCTTATCCTTAGCGCTTAAAGTTTTCAGTATTAAACTTCATAACCCGATATGCTGGGAGTTTGAAATCACCTAACCATGCTTCCATATCACCACGGAACTCTGTGATGGTACGACCAGCGCGGTCTTTTTTGTGCAATTCGATCAATTGACCTTTTGCAATTGCACCTGTGCCACGGGAAGCGGCGATAGCGTCAGCGTAAACGCGCTTTTCAACGACTGCAAGCATAGCTTCGTCTTTGATAGCATTGATATTTACGTTTTTCATTTCGTCACTATGGGCTTGCAAACCACGAACCATACGCTTGCGATAAGCAGTTAAGCTCTCACCAGATAATGGGCGTGAAGCAGATTTGCCAAAAGCAGAGTAAACAGAATCAGCTTTAGCTTGACAATCAGCCATTACAGCTTCATCTTCGTCATTCTTAGCGGCTTCTTCGTCGTCGTCATCTTTCTTGGCATCTTCTTCTTCGTCATCATCTTTTTTAAATTTCATGTGACCTGGGTGTGCCAACTTCCCTTCGTCGTCCGGCTTAATTTCGCCATGGTCATGCTCTTTAGGATCGGAACCTTCAGCATCGGCTTTTTTGCCTTTAGCTTCTTCTTCCTCATCTTCATCATCATCATCCTTCTTGGCATCGTCGTCTTTCTTTGCTTTTTTATCAGCAGCAGAAACCAACGGTGGAGCAGGAAGGTTCTTTTCCATTTCATCTTGACGGGTAATTACTTGACCCAATAAAGACATAATGGCATCCAATTTATCGCCTTGGGCATCTGCCTTTGGCTCAATCTTATTTTCAGTCATTTTCAGACACCTCATTGTTAGTTAATAAAACTCCAGTAGCATCGCCACCTTTGTCCCAGACTCCTTTTGAACCCCTAGCTTTCGTTACGATTGCTATGTGATCCAGCAGAAATGGCACACCTTCTATCAAGAGTGGCTCGCCATTCTCAGTAGTAAGTGTAATGTTACCAGCCGTTTCGTCAAATACAACGGCTGGGGAAGTCGAAATTTCGCCTTCACAAATTTCAGTTATTGCTTCTTGATCGTAAATCTTGGCAATTCCCCATACTTCATCGCCCTTAATGTAAGGCAACATAACACTACCTACAGCACGAAGTTTAAATTCTTCGGGGGTTAATACTTGCGTTTCGGGGTGATCCATAATGACCATTAGCCCATTGCAACGCTTTAAAAACTCATCATTTAAATAAAGAGAAGGGTCACGCCAAACGTGTTCGCCAATGCTGGATCGGAAGGCTAAACCTGTCCCTGTAATACGAATGGCAAATAAGCCAATATTGGCGTACATTTGCGGACTAGCCAATACATCTTCGCTAATTAACTGAGCTATATCGGTTTCCGTTTTGGCTTTTGCTACTTTAAAAGCTATTTCCATGCCGGGGTGTAATGGTGTTGGTGGGGTATTAATATTGCACCAATCATAGCCTGTAGACTCATAGTTCAAAGTCACATTGCCTTTATCTACGTCACGCGCGATATAAGTACAAAACTGCCCATCATCAAATAAAACTTCTAATTTGCCGTCATACTCTAAACCTGTTTCTTCCTTGCACTCGCGCCTAGCGGCGCTTTCAAGGTCTGCATCTTTTTCGTTTTGGTGTCCGCCGGGTACTGCCCATGTTTGTGGATAGTCCCCGCCATTACCACGGCGAATTAGCAATATTTCTTCATCTTTAGTGACAAACATAATACCCGCGCAACGCCCGCGCGCGCCAGCATCGTTGGCTACAGGCTCAACGATAGAAGGTTCTTCAGGTACAGTTTCTACGGAATCTTCTTTACAATCATTTTCAGGAACTTTATCTTCCTCGTTTCCAAGCTTTACACTTATTTCGTCAGATTTTATGCCGTTAATGTGCTGGGCAATTTGGCGAAGTTTATCCCCAATATCTTTAACTTGAAGTTTTTGTAGCTCATGGCTTAAATCAATATGAGCTTCAGGAGTTAATAGCTGTGGGGCTTCATCGCCTTTTAACAGATTAACTTCCATTTCTTTTAATAGCAGTTCGTCAAGCCATTCAAGATCGTTATCGTCTTTATGTTTGACAAACTTTTCGCCTACTGATTTCGGAATACCAATATTGGAATGACCTGATGCCGCCGCATACATGGCTTTTCGTTGCTGTTCCGATTCGAATGGCATAGGCTAAAAACCCTAGTAAATTTTCTTGGATTGTAACGCCTCTTTACCCTTTTGGGTAATCATTTCATCGGGCAATTGACTAACTCGATAAAGGTACTTATAACGACACCGACAATATACCTCTTCGCCGGGCGCGACTACATTGCTAGTATATCCATCTTTTGGCTTTACATAACCATCTTTTTGCGCCCAATTATTTTGAATTAAATAAATATTCTCATCTAATTCTTTATGATCTTCACGATAGTTATATCCCGACTGTTTCCAATTACTGTGCCATTTTGCGGCAATTGCGCCATTATCTAACGCTACGATTTCGTTAATATTAGCAATTAACTTGTGGGTTTGGTCAATAATCACGCGCCGTTCTTTGAACGGAAGCATCCCTAATTCTTTTTTAATCTGCTTTTTTTCTTCTTTTTTATCGACTACTTTGCTTCCGCCAATAGGGATTGAAGTTGCCCATCCAGAGAAGCGGCGCAACATATTACTGATAGATTCTTCGCGGTTAAATTTGATAAGATTGACCGAAGCTAAGATGCGGCGATCCAATTCAGCGCGCATTTTTGGCTTTAATCTGTCTACAGTAAATCTTGTTACATCTTTATTGACTAATCCGCCCTTAGTTACTAAACGATCAAAAGCGCCTTTTAAAGCACGTTCAAGCTCATTTTGGAGCTTTTGCGGCGTAACTAATGATTTTACAGCCGTTTTTCTAAGCTCTTTTACCCAATAATCGAGTCTATCTTGGCTATCGAAGCCATAAATAATAAATTCATTAATGGCGGCTGTGAGGCACTCATAGAATGTCACAATCAATCCTTAGATGGTGGCTCAGTCGGTGCAGTTAGGGGAGTTGGGGGCTCATAGTCTGCAATGGCATCAATATCTAGTTGCATTGTGCTTTTGAACATATCAGGCATTTCAGATAAGTTGTCTTGCGCCCATTGAATGGCAATTGCTCTATTTTCAGGATTAATGACAGGCAGAATAGTTCTTAGCATTTCGGTAATACCTTTGAGTTTGACTTCTTCTGTTTTTACTTTTTCGCTTGGGGTTTCTTCAATTAAATTTTCCCAAAGTGGACGGAAAGCGTTTTTCCACTCATAAAAAGCTTCTTCGTAAGTCTTTCCTGCGTACATTTCAGGGTATTTAGCTTGAACTGCCTCATAAAACTGTTTGTTCCATGCGCGGTGCATAACGATTTTGTCAAAGAACGTAAATAAGGAGCGCATATCGTTACGCAGACCTGTAACGTACTGGGCAATTGCTTTAGAGTCCTCAGTACCTTCAGCAAACGCATTGGTAAACGCCTCATCTTTAAGCAAAATGGCTGGGGTTTCTGTCGCCGCCGCAATATTGGCTACGATATTGTCCCTAGCCGTAGTCATGGCGGTATCAGTATTGTTCAAGTCGATAGACTCAATATCCTCATCCACATCAATAGACAACACGTTACCTGTAGTGCCTTGCTGGAGCATACTGCGCTTAATTCCCGCGCCTACTTGCATTAAGCGGTTTACGATTGAGCCAGATTGCTTTTGCTTAATAACCAGTAATCCAGCCTTAAACGTCACCAAATCGTCCGTCACCATAGACTGA